TTCGTTCCTGTCATGGGACTTTGGACAAGTTCTATTGGTATCATCGGTCTCGCACTCAATCTTCGTGCTTATGATTTTGTCTCTCAAGAGATTAGAGCAGCAGAGGATCCAGAGTTTGAAACTTTCTATACGAAAAACATCCTCCTCAATGAAGGACTCCGTGCCTGGATGGCTCCAGTAGACCAACCACACGAAAACTTTGTATTCCCTGAAGAAGTATTGCCAAGAGGCAACGCTCTGTGATATACTAGGGGTCTTCGGACCCCTTTTTTTATGGCTTACAATAATGATACGCTGGCGGTTTTTCCTAACAGGGTGGTAGTATCAGAGGCGCAGGAATTTGACTGGCGTGATGATTTTATCCAGTGGGCTGAAGACTATCAACTGAACAATGAAGGAGTAGAAGTTAGTAACGTTGGTGGGTATCAAAGTAGAGGTAATTTTTATACCGAATTAGAAGACGATAGTTTTAAACCATTTGAACAGAACATTTGGAAACATATTGAGGATGCTGTTAAGACGTACACTGAAGGGATAGAACTACATGATATTCTTTCCAGCGGAGCTCCTTTATTGTTGCGGAACATATGGTTTAATATTAATCCTCCTGGTGCTTTCAATCATGTTCACGTTCACCCTGGATCATTGCTGTCTGGTGTTTTGTGGATTAAAGCACCAAAAAATAGTGGTGACTTAATCTTGAGAGATCCTTTAGAGATGAATAATTATTGTCTTGGGGTGAACTGTGTGGTCTTTCCTCCAGAAGAAGGAACAATGATTCTCTTCCCAGCACATATTCCACACAACGTTGGCGTGAACGAGAGTGAAGAGACTCGAATCTCTGTGTCATTCAACCTTGACTTTGGTTGAGTCACCTGCTATACTATATGAGAAATGCAAAACGACATGGACATTGTGATGTACAGCATCCCTGGATGCAAATATTGTTTACATGCAAAAGAGTTGTTTCGTCGTGCTAAAGTTGACTACGAACATTATGTTGTAGGTAAAGACCTGACGAAGACACAACTGCTAGAGAAGTATCCACTGGCTCATGGTTACCCATACATTATCATTGATGGCGAACCTATTCCTGGTGGTCTGGTAGAGACTGCAAAACTTTTTGTGCAGAAAGGTTTAGTGAGTTCCAAATCATGACAATAGATTCTGATTTGGAAATAAATAAAGGTACAGAGTTAATGCTTCGTAGGAGGGCGAAGAAAGAACCCCAAAGAAGGGGTCTTAAGATTAATAAGATACTCGCTCTCCACAAAAAGGTTTTCCACTTTAAATTGGAGATCACCTGGGAGGAGAGCACCACCTAACAGGAGAGAAGCCATGTCAGTACCAGTAATTCTTACTTTTTCAACGATGTATATGTTCTTGTTCATGGTTGTTGGAGGACTGATCGGATGGACAGCAAATGATTTTCTTTAAGCTTAAATTACAAGAAAGACTAACGTCCCCACGCATCAAGAAATGTATGACGACGAAGGTATGGTTATTAATGAAGAACTTTTATCAGTGAGATTCGTTGACGAGGAGGACGAACAAGAGGATGATTATTATTGATATGAATCAGGTTATGATTAGTAACCTGATGGCCCAAATTAAAAGGGACACACTTGATGAGAAACTGGTGAGACATATGGTCCTCACCAGTCTTCGATCTTATGAGAAGCAATACATCGAAGAGTATGGTGAAGTTGTTCTCGCTTATGACAGCAGACATTACTGGCGTAAGGATGTGTTTCCTTACTACAAACAAAATCGCAAGAAAGATAGACAAAAATCTGGTCATGATTGGGGGAGTATCTTTGAGGTTCTGAATAAGATTCGAGACGAGATCAAAGAATACTTTCCATACAAAGTGGTTGAGGTACATGGAGCAGAAGCAGATGATGTCATCTCTACCTTGTGTAAGAACAAAGGACCCAAGGATCGAATCTTAATCTTGTCTGGGGATAAAGATTTTATTCAGTTACAGAAGTATCCTGGTGTCACTCAATACAATCCAATCACCAAGAGACCAGTTACAAACGACAATCCACACAAGTACATTAAAGAGCATGTAATGCGTGGTGATAAGTCTGATGGTATTCCTAACTTTCTGTCGTCCGACGACTGTATTGTTCAGGGTATTCGACAGAAGCCCATCAGTCAAAAAAAGATTGCCAAGTGGATTGATCAGTCTCCCCACCAGTTCTGTCTTGACACAGAGCAGATGAGGAACTATCATAGGAACCAACGTCTGATTGATTTCGACTATGTTCCTCAAGAGATCGAGCAACAAATTCTCGATGAATATAACTCCCTAAATATTTCTGGAAAGAAAGTACCACTAGAGTATTTTAAAGAGCATCAGTTAAATGAGCTGATGCAAGACTTCTTCTTTCGTAGTTCATCGCCATTCAAAACAAAATGAAACTGTTAATTAGTGAAGTGCTCCAAAAAGTGAGTAACGCAAAGACCAAAGCACAGAAGATCAAAATTCTGCAAGATAATAATACTAACGCACTTCGCTCTGTATTGATCATTAACTTCGATGAGAGCGTAGTGTCACTGTTGCCCGAGGGAAAGGTTCCTTACGAGGCTAACGACGCTCCTGCGGGCACAGAGCACACGCTCCTGGAGAAAGAGTACCGCAAACTATATCTCTTCTTCAAGGGAGGTAGCAGTTCTCTGAAGCAATCGCAGCGTGAGAACCTGTTCATTCAGATGCTTGAAGGATTGCAGGAAGAGGAAGCAGAGATTCTTATTCTTGCTAAAGACAAAGCATTGAATAAGAAGTATCGTATTACCAGGGCGTGTGTGGAAGAAGCATTCCCCACTATTCAGTGGGGAGGTCGTTCTTGATGTCGAAAGGAATCAAAGTTCTATTTAAAGATTGTGATCCAGAATTGGCACAGGATAGATCTCTGCCATACACGGCTTACCTTGTAGAATATATTGAAGGTGACATTCATAAGTTTGATATCGTTACCTGCGCCAAGAGAGTTGACATCTTCGATGAGTATTGGGACAGGTATCGTCACGACTTTGTAAACATGACTCAATCAGAGGGCAGAGTCAATCCTAAATTGTATGGTTATCAATCTAAAGATGGAAAGAAAAAATAATGGGCGACCACTTTTTGTTAAACCTTTATGGGTGTGATGCAGAGAAATTAAACAACGAAAAATTTCTATCTGAAATGCTTGAGCGGGCAGTCGTCGAAGGTAAGATGACCCTGCTCAATCTAATCACCCACAAGTTTGAACCTCATGGGATTACGGCAGTAGCACTGTTGTCGGAGAGTCACATTAGTATTCATACTTGGCCAGAGGATAGTTCTTGTGCAGTGGACGTTTACACATGTGGCACAACGGCTCGCCCACGTCTGGCGTGTGATTATATAATTGAATCACTGGGGTGCTCTGACCCCAGAGTCACCCATGTTAAGAGAATTTAAATTGTATCAATCGATACAATTGACATTCCCTATATACTATGGTAGACTATACCAATCGTTCATTCGCTATTCTCGAATAGCGAACGCAAGTAAGTCGCGGAACGGAGCGTTCATCCCATGTTTGAATTATTACTATATGCTAATATCGCTTGCCAAGATGCTTCCGATATGATCGGTCGTGTCCGAGCAAACGACAATATAAGTAAAATCATTCAAACCGAAGTTGTTGAGACCATTAAGGAAGCAACACCTGAATGTAAGTGGGACGCAAACGACTGAAGGAACGGGGATTAAACACCTCATTTCTTTAGGAGACCTACAATGAACACTTTAACTCTCATCAAGAAGCAGATTCAAAAAGCTGCTGCACTTCACGATGCACAAATTGCTATGACTACCTATCGTGGTGTCAAGTTTGAGTGCAAAGAAGGTGATGTTGATGAAGTCCATGGTACATTCTGCTATCGCGGACACACCTATCAAAAATGATATGGAAAACTATGTCTATCATTATGATGACATGGATAAAGATAGCAGACCACCCAGTTGTTATCAACTCAAATATAGAGGAGTAACATACTGGTCCTGCTATAATATGCACTTGCATGAATACTTTGAGCGTCTGCTTGAAGTTGAAGCA